ATGGCGTGGAGAAAAGAAGAGCGAGACTTTTGCGCGGCGTATCTAGGAACGATGGACCCGGAACGGGCCGCGGGGGCCAGCGGCTGTGGGGACGGCTTCGCTATGCTTGGAAGGAAGAGCACAAGGGCAAGGCTGGAGAAAATGCGAACTGCCGCGGCGGCGGAACTGCGGAGAGAGGACGCCGTCAGGCGGCTGGCCCAGCTGGCCTTCGGGCGGGCCAACGACGCTCTCAGGCTGGCCCTGAATCCCAAGGAAATCAATCCGTCGGAACTGGACCTGTCCGCCGTGGCGGAATTCAAAGTGACGGATAAAGGCGGCGTAGAGGTCAAGCTGGTAGACCGGGTACGGGCGCTGGAGGCCCTGTTCGGGCTGCTGGAGGATGACGGCGGCGTCGGGGCCGAGGAACTTTACCAGGCTCTGGAGAACGCCGCCGGACAGATGGAGGACGCCGTCTGTGGGGAGTAAAGCGCTGGCGTTCTCCCCCAAACAGCTGCGGGTCCTGACATGGTGGCAGGACCCGCGGTGGGAAGCCCTTATCTGCGACGGGGCCGTGCGGAGCGGAAAAACCTTTGCCATGGGACTGTCGTTTTTTCTGTGGGCACAAGCCCGGTTCGACGGACGGCAGTTCGGGCTGTGCGGGAAGACCATCGTGTCTATACGGCGGAACCTGCTGGCGGAACTGACACCGTATTTGAAACGGCTTGGAATGGACATCCGGGAGCGGCGGGGAGAAAATTTGCTGACGGTGCGGTTCCGCGGGCACGAAAACCGCTTCCTGCTCTTCGGGGGGCGGGACGAATCCAGCGCGGCGCTGATCCAGGGAAGCACCCTGGCGGGAGTGCTGCTGGATGAGGCGGCACTGATGCCCAGGTCCTTCGTGGAACAGGCGGTGGCGCGGTGCAGCGTCAGCGGGAGCAGACTGTGGTTCAACTGCAATCCGGATGATTCACAGCACTGGTTTTACCGGGAGTGGATCCTGAAGGCCGGGGAACGGCAGGCGCTGCGCCTCCATTTTACTATGGAGGACAACCCGGCTCTGCCGGAGTACATCCGGGAGCGCTACAGGCGGAATTACTCCGGCGTCTTTTACCGGCGGTTCGTGCTGGGAGAGTGGAGTGCGGCGGAGGGACTGATTTACGACTTCTTCGACCCGCAGAGGGACGCGGCGGAGCCTCCGGAAACCGGCTTCTCGGCGTGGAGGATTTCAGCGGACTATGGAACCGTGAATCCGGCCTCCTTTGGCCTGTGGGGGCTTCGGGACGGGGTGTGGTACCGGACGGAGGAGTTTTACTACGACTCCAGAAAAGCGGGCCGGCAGAGGACCGACGCGGAATATGCGGAGGACCTTGCACAGATGGCCGGGGGACGCAATATTCAAAAAGTGATCGTGGATCCGTCGGCGGCCAGCTTCATCGAGGTACTGCGGCGGAAGGGGTTCCGGGTGGTCCGGGCTGACAATGACGTGGCGGACGGCATCCGGGTGACGGCGGATCTGCTCCGAGAGGGACGAATCGCGCTTTGCAAGGGGTGCCGGGACTGCCTTCGGGAAATCACCCAGTACCGTTGGGAACAGCGGGGAGAGCGGGACGCGCCCAGAAAACGGGACGACCACGCCATGGACGATATGCGCTACTTCGCCATGGACCTGGCGGCAGAACAGGGCGGAACGGGGTTTATGGCGCTGGCGGTGGAACGTTAGGGATCAATCGGAATGTGCGGCCTGACAGACAATTTTTGCCCGTCAAGGCAGAAAATCACAAGAATACTTCGCGTATTTCAAGGGAAGCGCCGGAGACGCATTTATTCAGTTGGCCTAAAACTTCTTTATACGGAAAGGCGAAGAATACGCCGCCAGGACGCGCTTCACGATTTGTTCAGCAGTTCCTTAGATTGTGTTTAATATGTCGAAATATGTTGGATTTGCTCGACTTCTTCCGTCAGGCAAAAGTGGTTTGACTCAGGCTGTCTTTGTGCATGCCGAGGAAAGCGGCACAGTACGGCGGGAACCGGCGTGCGTGGACAGCGTATTGGGAGATGTTAAACAGGATCTTAGGCATGAGAGAGGAGTTGGGAACTTGAAGTGGCTGAAAAAAAGGGGGCCGGCGGCGGCCAGGCCGGCGCCGGCGCAGCTTCGTAACTGGGAAAAGCATCCCTTCGGGGTGCTGGGGGAATACGTGCCCCTGCGCAGCGGCGAGGCCCGCCTTTACCGGGCCGTGCGGGAGGCGGTGCCGGTGGTGGACGCGGCAATCTACAAGCTGATCCGCATGGCGGGAGGGCTGTCGGTCTCATGCGACGACCCGGCGGCGGAACGGGCGCTGGAAGAATTTCTGAGGACGGTGCCGGTGGGACGGGGGCAGTTCGGGCTGAACGCTTTCCTGGACTGCTATCTGGACTCTCTGCTGACCTGCGGGCGGGCGGTGGGCGAAATCGTGCCGGAGACCGGAAACCGGGGCATCGCCGCCCTTCTGTGCGGGCGGGTGGAGGACATTGAGATCCGGGAGGGGGAAAACGCGCTGACCTTTACCATCTGGGGGCCTGACGAGAGAGGGCGGATGGCCGCCCTGCCCTATCAGGATTTGATTTTATTCACGCCGCTGAATCCGGAGGCGGAAAATCCCTACGGGGTGTCCCTTCTGCGGTCCCTGCCGTTCCTGGCGGACATCCTGATGAAAATCTACAACACCATCGGCGTCAACTGGGAGCGGTGCGGCAACCTGCGCTTCGCCGTCACCTGCCAGGGCGGCGAGGGGGCCGCCGAGCGGGGAAAGCTGCTGGCCGGGGAGTGGTCCCGGGCCATGCGGGAGACCCGAGGCGGCAGCGTACGGGATTTTGTCGCCGCCGGGGACGTGGACATCAAGGTCATCGGCGCCGACGCACCGGTGCTGGACAGCCAAGTGCCGGTGCGGCAGATCCTGGAGCAGATCGTGGCCAAGACGGGTATCCCGCCCTTCATGCTGGGGCTGACCTGGAACTCCACGGAGCGGATGAGCAGCCAGCAGGCAGACATGCTCACCACCGAGGTCACCGCCCTGCGGCGGACGCTGACGCCGGTGGTGGAGCGGGTGTGCAGGCTCTGGCTGCGTATGCGGGGCCTTACCTGCGGATTCCGGGTGGACTGGGACGATATCAACCTTCAGGACGAAGTGGAGGAGGCCAGGGCGGGCCTGTACCGGGAACAAGCCCGAAAACTCCGCATGGAGAACGACGCCGCGGAAGCGAAGAACTGAGGAGGAACGAGAGATGGACGACTGGAAGGGACTGGAAGCCACGGAGGACGACCTCGCGCGGATCAATCAATTGTCAAAAAGCAAACTGGGGGCAGAACAGGTATACATTTTCAGCCTGCGGCTCTGCGACAACGAGGTGGACCGGGATTTCGAACGCTTCGACAGCGGGGCGCTGGAGCGGCTGGGAGAACTGCTGGTGGGCAAGAGCGGCATCTTCGACCACCAGTGGAGCGCCCAGGGCCAGACAGCCCGCATTTACAAGACCGAGGTCGTGACGGAACCGGCGGCGCGGACGGAGGCCGGGGACGAGTACCGCTGGCTCAAGGGCTGGGCCTATCTGCTGCGGACAGAGAAAAACGGGGACCTCATTGCCGAGATCGAGGGCGGCATCAAAAAGGAGGTCAGCGTCGGCTGTGCCGCGGGGCGGAGCGTCTGCTCCATCTGCGGCGCGGAAAACGGGTCCTGCGGACACGTCCGGGGACAGGACTACGACGGAAAGCTGTGCTTCATGGAACTCCGGGATGTGACGGACGCCTATGAGTGGTCCTTCGTGGCGGTGCCCGCCCAGCGGCGGGCCGGCGTCCTCAAGCGCTTCGGACAGGACCGGGACGGGGAGCGCAGCCTCCGGCGGGAGGCGGAACTGGGCCGGAAGTACCTCAAGGAACTGCGGCGGGAGGTCACGCGCCTGGCCCTGCTGGCGGACGACGGACTGGACGGCACTGTCTTCGCCCGGGCGGCGGAACGCCTGGAGGAGCCGGAGCTGCTGGAACTGAAGCGGGCCTACGAGGCCAGGGCGGCCAAGCGGTTCCCAGTCCCGGCGCAGCTTCGGAGGCGGGACGGCGGAAAGCCGGAGGACGCGGCGGCGTTCTTGGTCTGAGCGGGCAGCAGGTGGGCAGCGACTGTCTGGAAATCTGAATTCATAGGAGGAGAAACGTATGAGTTATCATTTTGAGAACGTGCGGCTGGAAAAGGGGATGTACGGCCGCACCGGGAAGAACTTCACCAAAACGCTGGAGGAACTGGATCCCAGCGAGCGCTACCGCGGTACGCCCGTGGAGGGCCTGGACGCCTTCCAGCGGCAGCTGAAGCGCTTTGACATCCACGTCAAGGGAGCGGACAGCGACCCGGTGGAGAAATTCTTCCACACCGCCGAGTCCTCGGTGCTGTTCCCGGAATTCGTGTCCCGAGTGGTGCGCCAGGGGCTGGAGGAGGGCGGCATTCTCCCCGACATCACCGCCACGGTGACAAAGTTCGACGGGATGGACTACCGCTCCATCGCCTCCGTGCCCACGGAGGAGGAGAAGAAGCTGCTCCAGGTGGAGGAGGGCGCGGCGATCCCGGAGACCTCCGTGCGGACCCAGGAGAACCTGGTGAAACTCCACAAGCGGGGAAGGATGCTGGTGGCATCCTATGAAGCCATCCGCTTCCAGCGGCTGGACCTGTTCTCCGTTACCCTGCGGCAGATCGGCGCGTACATCGGCAAGATGCACTTGCAGGACGCAATCCAGGTGCTGACAGAGGGCGACGGCAACGAGAACCCGGCGGAGGTTATGAGCCTCAGCGGCGATCTCACCTATGACGCGCTGCTGGAGTTCTGGAATAAATTTGACCCCTACACCATGAACACCCTGCTGGTGGGCGGGGACACCATGCTGAAACTGCTGAAACTCAAGGAGTTCCAGAATCCCCTGACTGGGCTGAACTTCCAGGGCACCGGCACGCTGTCCACACCCCTGGGCGCGAAACTCCTGCGCACCAGCGCCATGCCCGCCGGGACCATCATCGGCCTGGACAAAAACTATGCCCTGGAGCAGGTCGTCGGCGGCGAGGTCACGGTGGAGTATGACAAACTCATCGACCGCCAGCTGGAACGGGCGGCAATCACCTCCATCTCCGGTTTCGCCAAGCTGTTCACCGGCGCGTCCAAAGTGCTGAAGCTGGGCGCGGGCGCCTGAAAGGAGCGGTCTCGTGAAGGAGCGTATCCTGGAACTGGCCGCGGCGGCATCCGGGGCGGGCGAGGCGGAACGGGTACTGCTGGAACCTCTCTGCGCCGCCGCCGAGGCCGCGTGGCGGGCGCGTCTCCGGGAGGGCGTGACTGCGGAGGACTGCGGCGAGGCGCTGATTTGCGCCGCTGCCTTCACGGCGGCGGCGGACCTGGCGGCGGGGGGAGGGGGCGTGTCCTCCTTCTCCGCCGGAGACATCTCCGTAAGAGTTCAGAACGGCGGAGAGCGCCTTAAGACGGCGGAGAGCCTGCGGCAGGCGGCGGAACGGCTGATGGAGCCCTACGTCCAGACGGCGGACCTCTGGGCCATGGGGGTCGAGGGATGACGCGCTGGGTGGACGAGATCCTTGCCCGGTACGGGCAGGAGGCCGCCGTGGAACACGGAGGCGAGGCCGAGACGGTGCGGGCCTTCATCCAGCCGCTGACGGAACGGGACGAGGCCGTGCCGGAAATGGCCGCCGCCGGCTGGCTGGACGGACGGCTCTGGCTGTACCTGGGCCGAAAGGCCGTGGAGGCCGGGGACATGGTCTCGTGGAACGGACAGCGCTTCCGGGTCAGAAGCGGACGGCCTCACTATATCGGCGGCTCGCTGTGCCACTGGCGGGCCGTGCTGGAACGGGCGAGGGAGGCGGAATGAAAGAACTGAGACAGATCCGAGACGCGGTGATCGACGCCCTGCGGGGCGCGGGACTGGCAGCGGAAGCCGCCTTTCCCGACAAATGGACCGCGGAGAGGAAAACGCCGCTGGCTGCGGTGGCTGTCGGAACCGCAGAGGGCAGGGCCATCGGCTTCTGCGGTTACCTGGGAGAGACGCGGGACCCCTCCGGCGGCGTCCGGGAGGTCTACGGCAAGCGGCTGGAGGGCGTGATTACCGTGGACATCCGCGCGGAGCGGGCCGGCGACTGCGAGAATGGCGGCGAAACCGCGGCGGCGGTGCTGCTGGGGGGGCTGCCGGAGGGCATCCGGCCCGGGGAACTGAGTTGGGAGGCCCTGGCCTGGGAGAGGGAGACCCGGCTGTTCCTGCGGCGGGGAAAACTGCGGTGCGAGGCGCTGTTCCTGGCAGAGGCCGGGGAAGAGAGCGGCGTCTTCCTGGATTTTATATTGAAAGGGGTTTTGCGCAGTGAGCAATCTGCATGAGCGGCCGGGGGTCTACTCGGCCTATGACACGTCCTCGGCGGTGTCCGGAGGACAGGCCGTCCGGGCCATCGGTGTGGCGGCAAAGGCGGCCCAGGGCAGCGTGGGCGTCCCGGTGACGGTGACGGGCTACACCGCCGGGGCGTCGGTATTTGGTGAGGATGAGGCCAAGGGTATGAGCACCATCCTGCGCCTCCTCTTTGCCAACGGCGCGTCCACCGTGACGGCGGTCCGCGTGGCGGACGGGGGCACAGTGGAGGACTATCAGAGGGCCTTCGCCGCGCTGGGTACGGAGGACGCGCAGATCCTGGTCTGCGACAGCGGCGAGGAGGCCGTCCACAAGGCGCTGCGGGCAGCTGTGGAGGAGGCCTCCGGCCTCCGGCACGAGCGGATCGCCGTGGTGGGCTGCGACGGCGCGGACACGGCGGCCCTGATCGGCCGGGCGGCGGAACTGAACAGCGAACGCATGGTGCTGGTGGGCCCCGACGCCCTGGACAGCGCCGGAAAAGCTATGTCCGGCGTTTTCGCCGCGGCGGCGGTGGCGGGCCTTGCCTCCATGGGAGGAGATCCGGCGGTTCCCCTGAACGGCGGGGTGCTGAATGGCCTGGGGGGGCTTGCCAAGGATTACAGCGACAACGACATCGACCTGCTGGTCCGGGGCGGCGTAACGCCCCTGGAATGCGCCGCGGGCGTGGTATCCCCAGTGCGGGGCATTACCACCCGGACCAAGACCGGCGGCGTCAGCGACGCCACCTGGCGGGAACTGACCACCATCCTGATTGTGGACGACGTGATTCCGGCGGTGCGGTCCGCCCTGCGGAGCAAATTCTCCCGGAGCAAAAACAACGCCCGGAACCGGGCGGCCATCCGTTCCCAGGTTATCGTGGAACTGGAGAAGAAGGTGGCGGCGGAAATCATCGACGGCTATGACGGTGTGACTGTGACCGCCTCGGCGGAGGACCCGACGGCATGCCTGGTGGAATTCGGATTCTCCGTGGCCCACGGACTGAACCAGGTGCGCCTGACCGTACACATTGAGATTTAAGGGAAGGGAGCGTAAGGAGCGATGACGGGATTTCCCACCAGCGCCGACATCTATCTGGAGATGGACGGCAGGAAGGTGGCGGTGGTGCAGAGTTACACCGCCAAGGCCAGCAAGACCTCCCAGAGTGTGGAGGCTTTCGGCGAGAGCGAGCCTGTGGCGACCATTGAGGGGCAGAAGCGCTATACCCTGGAACTGACCCGGCTATATGCCACGGACAACGCGGTGTCCGACGGAATCAACTTTTATGACATGGCGGACTTCTCCCTGGTGATCTGCAAGCCTGACCGGCGGATCATCTACAGCGGGTGCCAGTGGAGCGGCATCCAAGAGGATGGCCAGCTCAACGCCATGGTGGCTGAAAAGGTAACCGTGGTGGCGGCGAAACGGATTGAAACCACGGCATGAGGGAGTTCGACGAACTACGGCCCCTGACGGCGGGACGGCTGCTGGAACTGTGGCGGGATTGCCGGGGGATCGAGGACCCGCTGGAGCGGGTGCTGCGGTGCAACGGGCTCATTTTATCTGAGTGCTGTTTCCTCCAAGGCAGGCGGATCTACCAAAATGAAACCGAGGTGCTGGAGGACCTGACCGGGCGGCAGATGGAGCGGCTGCTGCGGCGGCTGGCGGAGGGCGGCGGACCGGAAGACCGCCGCCCCGGGAGCGGGCCAGCAGGGGAGAATCCGGGCTTTGACCCGGAGCGGTTCCTAGCCCTGCGGGGGGAGTGAACGGCATGGACTATCTGAAATGGGAACTGGAGCGGCAGCGGGCGGCGCTGACGGCGCTCCTGCTGGGCGGCGGAGAGGACGGGGGAACGGCCCTCCGGGAGGAAAAACGGCGGAGTCCGGGAGTACCCGACGCGGCGGGAAAACGCGCCGCTGGGGACGCCGGGCGATACGCCGAGCCTCCTGGCGGCGACTGGAGTCCTGAAAATAAATTCCCGGAGGGCCGGAAGGCGGGCCGTAACACCGGGACAGCGGAACTCGGGGCGGCGGGGGCCGGAACGCCGGAAATATCGTTAAACGCCCGGGAAAGACGCTCTGCTTCAAAGGACGGGCCTTTTGCGGGGACAGACCAAAACGTGGAGACAGACGTCCCGGTTTCCTTTGTGAAAGCCCCCCGCGTACGGCTGGGCGGAGAGGCAGGCGCTCAGCCGGATCTGCCGGGGAGTTTCGCAGAACATCGGACGCAAAGAGGCGGTCAGGAAGTACCGGCGGGACACGCCGGGGCGCGGTCCCAGGCGGCGGGATATGCCGGCGGAGGCGGTTCCGGCAGTACGCGCATGAGACAGCCCGCGGCCGTCCGCCGGAGCAATTGGACCGTGGCGGGCGCGGAGGACAGGTACGGTCTGCCGGTCCTCCAGGAGACGGTGGGAGGCGGCCCCTGGGGCGGTGGAAGAGGGCCCGCCGTCCAGCGGGCGGAGGACGGTGCCAAGGCGCTGTCCAGGGCCGTCCAGCGGGACGCGCGGCGCTACGACGGCGGTTTTAATATATATTGACGGAATGCCCGCCTGCCGGGGCGGAAGGCCGCTCCGGCAGGCCGGCGGGAGGAGGTGCGCGGCGTGCGCTTGACGCCGATGAGGTTCAAGAATTTCACATGGCCTCACAACCCGGAGGTCTATACAGTGGAGTACCGGCGGCGGATCGCCGTCCATCAGGTGCCCTTCGGGCGGTGCGTTATGCAGGAACTCGGGGGAACTTACCGGGTGCTGAAGGGAGAAGGCGTATTCACGGGCTGGAATGCCTATGGGCAGTTCAAGGAACTGGCGGCGGTCTTTCAGGAGGAGGGTCCTGGTCTGCTGGTCCACCCGGTGTGGCACACGGAACGGGCTTACTTCGCCTCCCTGGAGGTGGAGGAAGAGCCCCTGCCGGACTTTGTGCGCTACCGCTTTGAGTTCTGGGAGGACTGGGGCGGCTATGACAGCGCCTTGAAGGAAGCCGCTGTAGAAAACAGCGGCGGTTCGGACAGCGGGCAAGCGCCGGCTGACGCCCAGAGCCAAAAAATCCACACTGTCCGCAAGGGCGACACCCTCTGGGGCATCGCCAGGCAGTACGGCGTGGAACTGACAGCGCTGATCCGGACCAATCCACAAATCAAAAATCCAAACCTGATCTACCCGGGAGAGGCGGTGAGGGTTCCATGACGGGAAAACTCTACACGGCGGATCATCATATCTACGAACTGCCGCCGCTGCTGAACTGGCGGGTGACCCATACGGGGACGGTGCCCTGCGACAGCTTCACCGTCACCTTCATCTACCAAAAGGAAATGGCCCGGACGCTGAAAATGGCGGCGGGTTTCACGGCGGAGGAGGACGGAAAGGTCATGCTCCGGGCTGTCGTGGACGAATACACAGTGGACCTGGACGGCAGCGGATTGACGGCCACCGTCAGCGGGCGGGGGTACGCCGCCCGCCTGCTGGACAACGAGTCCCGGCCTGTCACCTATGAAAGCGCCACGCTCTCTGAGATCATCAGCAACCACGTGACGCCTTATGGCGTGGGCTGTGGAGAGGTCTCGGACATCCGCGCGGAATCCGTCTACACTGTGGCGGCCGGGACCAGCCAATGGAAGGCGGTGGAGAACTTCTGCCGGACGTACGGCGGATTTTGTCCCCGGTTTTCCCGGGAGGGGAGACTGCTGGCGGGACCGGAAACGCCGGGCCGGACCGTCTCTATCGGCGAGCTGGACCCGGTGCTGTCCTGTGTCCTGCGGGAAGACCACTATGGCGTGCTGACGGAGGTCCTGGTGATCGACAAGACCCAGAACAAGTCCTTCTCGGTAAAAAATCAGGACATGATTGACAGGGGCGGACAGTGCCGCCGGGTGGTCTACACACCGGGGCAGAGCACCTGGGCCGCTATGCGGTACACAGGAGAGTACCAGATAGAACGCTCCAGGGAGGACGAATGGAGTTTAGAGGCGGCGCTTCCGGGGAGTTTCCTGGCCTTTCCAGGGGACCGGGCGGCAGTCTCCCTGGAGCGGATGGGTCTCAGCGGGACCTTCCGCGTGGCGGAGTCGGAGAACCGCTTCGACTGCCAAAATGGGGCGGTCACAACGCTGACGCTGAAACCCCTGTAAAGAATTGGAGAGCAGAGGGAGACATTATGTGGCTTTCAAAACAGTTGAAACCCGCGGCGGTCACGTCTGACGCAGATCTTGGCGTGACCACCATCAGCGGAAAGCGGGTGGGCGTCGTGACACGGGGGGAGGTCCGGGACCTTCCGGTATACGGTCCCGGCGGCTACCTGTGGACCCCGGTGAGCGGCGCTGAGGTACTGGTGCTAAAGGGCGGCCCCGGCGGGGAGGAACAGTGCGTGGCTGGGATGCGGCCTCTGAGTTCGCCGGGACATATCTCCCCGGGGGAAGTCTGCATCTACGGCCCCGGCGGGAATTCGGTGTACCTCAAGCAGGATGGCACTGTGGCGATTCAGGGGACAAGTGTGGCGATCCAGGGAGTCGAGGTGGCCATCTCCGGCGTCCTGACCGTCAACGGGCAGCCCTATACACCCTGTACGTGCTGAGGGGGCGGTACAATGGAACTGGAATTGAAAAACGGGGATTACGTTGCCGACGGCGTAGGAAGCCTGCGGCGGGTCCAAGGCCGGGAGGCCCTCTTGCAGCGGGTCCTTTTCCGTCTGACCGCCAGAAGGGGGTCCTTTCCCTTCTGGGAGAGTTTGGGAAGCCGATTGTGGAGACTGGGCAGGCTTCCCGCTCCGGAGAGGGGGGCCGCCGTCCGGCAGTATGTGACGGAGGCGCTGGCAGAGGAACCGCTGGCGGTGGAAGACGTGGCACTGGAACAGGAGCGGGATGGGACGGCGTCCGTGACGGTGCGGCTGCGCTATCAGGGACAGGCGCTTCCGGTGACGGTAAGGGTCCTGCCCTGACGGAAAAGGGGGAGAAACTTTGCGGAGTGTTGAGGCTATTTATGAGGAACTGTTGGCGGCCTTTGGAGAGCGGGCGGGTTTCACGCCGGAGGCGGGCTGTGATCTGGCGGTCCGGCTGTGGGCCGCAGCGGCGGAACTTCAGGCGTTGGAGATCCAGGCAGACTGGGTGCTGGACCAGAGTTTTCCGCAGACGGCCCAGGGCGTCTACCTGGACCGGCATGGCACCATGCGGGGATTGAAACGGCTGAAGGCCACCCGGTCCGCAGGTACGCTTCGCTTTTCCGTGGAAACAGCCTCCGCTATGGATATTACCATCCAGGCAGGGACGGTGTGCATGACGGAGGCAGAGGTGCGGATCCAGACCACGGAAGACGTGATGCTCCGGGCGGGAGAATTGTACGTGGACGCGCCCGCCGAGGCCGTAGAGGCTGGAACAGGAGGCAACGTGGTGCCGGGTACGGTGCGGTTTTTGACGGCCTGTCCCCTGGCGGTGACGGCGGTGACAAACCCCAATGCCTTTACCGGCGGCGCGGATGAGGAGGACGACGAGACTTTTCGGGCCCGTATTTTGGAGAGTTATCAGAGGCTGCCCAACGGTGCTAATACAGCCTGGTATGAGACCACGGCCATGCGTTATCCCGGCGTAACGGCGGCTAAGGCCGTGGGCCGGGCGGAGGGACCGGGAACGGTAAACGTTTATGTCACTGGGGAAAACGGACTGCCGGACGAGACGCTGTTGGCAGGACTGGGGGCCGAACTCCAGGAAAAGCGGGAAATAGCGGTGACGGTGAAGGTCCTGGCCCCCACTGCCAAGACAGTGGACGTGGCGGTGTCGGTGGCCCCCTCGGAGGGGGTGGCGGAAGCGGCTGTGCTGGAGGCGGCCCGGCGGGCCATCGCGGACTTTTTCAGCGGGCGGCTGCTGGGCAGGCCTGTGCGGCTGGCGGATCTTGGAAACCGCCTCTATAGCTTGGACGGCGTGGAAAACTATCGTTTTACCGCTCCGACAGAGGATATACCGGCTGACAGTACTGTGCTGCCGGTACTGGGTACGCTGAGCGTGACGGAACTGACGGAGGCGTAAAAATGTACGAGGAATATCTGAGGGCGCTGCTGGCCCCGCTGGGCGTCTACCGGCTGGACCGGGACTCCATCAGCGGAGCGGAACTTTACGCTTTGGGCAAGGGCCTGGACCGCGCAGCATCCCGGCTGGACGCGGTGGAGCGGGAGAGCGTCACCGCCACAGCGGAAGACGAGGGGCTTCGCCGCCGGGAGGAGCTGTTTCTCCGCCGCCCCGCCGCCGCTACCTTAAAAGAGCGCAGGGCTGCTATTGCAGCCCTGCTTCAGATAGACGGAGACAGTTTGACGCCCGAGGCCATCAGCCGGACCATCCGGGGCTGCGGCATTCGGGCCCAGGCAATTGAGATGGGAACGAACAAACTCCGGGTGGTCTTCCCAGAAACGGCTGGCGTCCCGGCGGAGTTTGAGCAAATCAAGAAAATCATCATGGATATTCTGCCCTGCCATTTGGATGTGGAATTTTACTTCCGGCAGCTCACTTGGGAGGAGTGCGAACGGGCAGGATACACCTGGGAGTTTGTGGAATCCCAGGGCTATGACTGGAACGGCTTTCAGCTGGCGGTCCTGCCGGAACCGGAGGGGGAAGCCTGAATAGGCAAATGAAAAGGGTGGTTGACCATCTGGTCAACCGCCCTTTTTGACATGTTGGATGTGCCGGAGGCGGAAAAATACTTCAATAATGTGGAACTGGACAGCCGCCGGGGCAGCAATCAAGGGCCTATCTTAAAAACGTGTAAAAATTTATGACAGGCAATGCAGTCGATTAACTTGAAAAACAGCAGAGTGCTTTCTCAACTGTGTCAGCTGCTATTACAATATTACCTCCCTTATTGGGGGATAGGCTTTTAATATCTCTTTTCCAGCATCCGGTAAAACAGAAGCCCGGCGATGTACTGGACTATCAGGAAGCCCGCCAGGAACAGGACCATCAGACCGCCCTCCGCCCCACCGATGACGCCCAGCTTTTCCAGCACGTTGAATACGATGATCGATACTGCCGTGAGCAGCAGCCCCAGGATGTAGGCGTACCGTCCGGCCTTGTCCCGGAGCATGGATTTCCGCTCATCCCGAAGCTCAATCCGCTCCCGCTCCAGTTTCTCCTGATAAATAGGGGCGTTTTTCGGGCGGGTCCATTTGACGTACTTGCCGATCTGCATCACCCCGGGGACGGTGAATGCCCCGAAGAAGCCGCAGAACATGCTATCCAATGGCGTTTCCGACAGCAGCGCCGTCAGCAGGAAGACGATACCGAGGGCGGTCATTCCCACGCCGGTCCAAAGGTCACGCTTTTTCATGATCCTCACTCCTCTCGTGAATAAAGATGTCCTCAATGGGAAGCCCGAAAAACTCGGAGATGGTAAAGGCCAGCTCCAGCGACGGGCTGTACCGCCCGTTCTCAATGGAGCTGACGGTCTGCCGGGAGACCCGGATGGCCCTGGCGAACTCCTCCTGCCGCAGGCCCCGGCCCTTCCG